GTTCGAATTACCCCCAATAGCGAATGCGTTTGGGAGGACCCGTGACGTGAGCAAGTTGTGGACAACCTGTTAACGCTTGGTCGCATCGGCCAGCGCATATCCTCTCTCGAAGTTTGCCCGCAGTCGCAGCGCGATTGTGTCTCGAACGATCCTGTCGAACTCGAGCCGTACCTTATAGGTCGGCGGCTTGTCAACGTAGATGAACAACGGTCGCAGCGTCTTGCCGAAGCCGCTCGTTAGTCTTTCATAGATACCCGGCGCAAGGTGTTTGTTCTTCTCACGCTTCGGGTACACGTTGAATATTGGATACTTCGGCGTCGCCTTCGGCTTACTAAATGCCTGCGCTCTGCGCTTTGCTTGCTTCAAGGCTGACTCAGTTCGACGCCTGCTTTCCTCTTTCTGTCGCTCTGCTGGAGACATCGACTTCCAGCGTGCGCGCTGTGCTGCGCGTGCTTGCGCTCCGCCTTTTGACCTAGACCTTGGCTTGGTGGCTCTACGCTGGAACTCATCACCCACACCAAGTTGCGACATGATGCGCGTGTAGTAGCCTGGCGGTACGTTGCCGAAGGCATCGCGCGGCGCAAGGTTTGTCGGGATAGCAAAGTAACCGGGCGGCATCAATCCGTTGTGGATCAACATTCGCTCGAATGCTGTATTGCGTCTTGCTCCGCCTTGAACCTGTGCGCGCAGATACTTGTCCGGTGTACCGCGCTTGCTGTTCTCTCCGCCACCCCTAGCGTATCCGTCCTTGAGTTTTACGGTCGCCTCAAGTCGTGACTTCGTGGCAGGGCTAACGAATGTTCCATTCAGCGTGAACGGCTTTGGCCGGTCGAATGATCGGCGCATATCGTCAACGATACGCTGCTGCGAATCCTTCGCCGTCTGCGTCAAAGCATAAGCCGTAGCGAATGGAACTTGATCCTTTCGCAAGCCCTGTAGATATCGCTCGGCGTTCTTGAGGTCTACTCGGACGTCGATCTGCATACGTGCTCCGGTGGTCGGCCTTTGAGTCAATTAACCCTGTGCAGTGTGCCGGTCGGAGCGTCTGGGTGCATTCGCCCCAGTCTGCTCGCTTATATCAACTTTTCGGGGCGCTGTCCAGTGCCTCTGCAACTTTTCTTTCAGCCGTCTCAACACGACGCATAAGAGTGCGCCTGCTGATGTTGAGGCGCTGGGCTTTGAGCCATAGCGGGCCAGTCGATACGTAGTAGGCGACCAGCGGTTGCTTCCATGCTTGGCCGAGCCGAGCGACGGCCTGTTCGGTCTCTAGGATGTCGGCTGGCGCTAACCCTGCGCCCGATCCCTTGCCGCCGGTGTTGGCCCACGTAAATGCTGATGCGGTCGGGTAGCCCGTTACTGGTCGGCCCCTGCACCATCGGCCCCATTGGCTAAGTTTTACTCGTGTGTATTCGATCACCGCATCGCCTCCGGTTTAACCTTTGCGTTATAGCGTTCCCACAAATCCTTAACGACTTGCTCGGGTTCCCTCGCCTCAATCCACTCGCCCCTCGGCTCCCAAACGGATCGGGCGATCTCTTGCGTCTCGGATAACTTGCCCGACTTCGACTTGATCTCGAGCCAGCAGATGAAGAACACACGCTCGCCATTCGGCCCGACTTGGGGTAGCGGCTTGATTGCCAATTTATCCGGTATGCCTAGCCCCGCTTTCGTGTAGTCAATTAGCGAGAATCCCGCAGCCTTAACGGCCGCTGATATTTCGCCGTCGTTCAAGTCTCGACGCGCGGCGTGTCTCACTTGGTGCCCTTCTTGAGAATCTGCCGCCGCCCCTCTCGCGTCATGCTCAGCATTTGCAGCCGGTCATAGTCTAGGTCGATCATGTCGCAGACCCAGCGCATCGATCCGACGCCTTGCTGGTCGGAGTAGATCCAATCCTTTGCTCGGCGTGCGTATCCAACGCGATTGAGGTCGGCGATGGCTTGATAAACGATTGCAGCCCATAGCGCACGGATCGGCTGATCGTCGATTACCAGTTGGCTGTCCGCCTGGCTAGGTCTATCGATTCGCATAGTTCCTCGATAATGGGTTTGATGGTTTTACGCAGCCGGTGCAGTTCTCGCTTTTGCTCCCGCCTGCGATCTCGTAACTTCTCGGCGTGCTGCCAGTAGTATTCGCGCTGGTATTCCGTCCTCTTGTTGCCGAGCCTTACCGCCTCCGAGGCCGCGCGCTGGGCCTCTGGGGTTAGGGATTGGTGGAGGTGGTAGTTGTGCGGCCTACCGCCCACCGATTCGATCCCGCATATAGGACAGTTACGGCGCATGGCGACTGCACGCCTCCTCGGCTTGCTCAAAGGTCTGGTACAGCCCCAGGCACTTCGGAATGCGCCGTCCGTCCTCATTGTGCGTCCAAGCCACGTATAGGCCGTCTGGGCCGTTTTGGTCTTGGCGGATGGCGTAGGCGCGGCAGGCGCTGACGTGGCCCCAGAATGGATGGGAGAGCCATTGGAGCGGTTGGCGGAGATGGAGGGCGGCTTGTGTCATAGCGCGTCCTCGTCCGTGGCCCATGCCGGGCTGGCGCCGACTTGGCCCTCCGCGTCTTCGTAGTGCAGCACTCGCGCGCCGAAGGTCTGCTGGAAGGCGAGCATCATGGATAGCGCCTCCGGCCCTTCGTGCCGTAATAGCCGCTCGCCGACCGCCGTGGTCGGGGTAGGCTCCGGCATCTTCAATCGCTTCGTTAACTGGGGGGAATGTTTCATCGTGTCTCACTAACTGGGGGAACAACTGGGGAAAAACCAAAACGCGCGTAAGTCATTGATTCTTCGTTCCCCCAGTTGATTCCAGTATATACAACTGGGGAACTGGGGAACTGGGGAAAAAACCCCCAGTGTCCCCCCCCAAGTTGCCTTCCGACTGGGGGAAAGACTTGGGATAACTGGGGAAACTGGGGGCAATTACGTTGCTCAAAACGGCACAACCTCATCCTCGTCGGCCTTCTTATCGCCAACCTTGAACGCCGAAATATACCGCCCCTTCGCATGATCCCGAGCCGAAACCTTGACCAGGCTACCCTCGGACACCCACTCATCGAGCACACGCCGAACCATCGACCGCGCCCCGGCATCGTGAACATCCAACTCCATATGCTTCGCCACGATCTGCCCAGCCCATTGCGCGCTGCGAACATCCGCCCGCACTAACAACGGGTCGCGCTGATACGTCGCATCTATGTCTGCCAGAATGACCGCCTTTTGACCCGGCGACATCTGCGAGTCGGTCGGCGGGTTCCACTCATCCACCACGCCCACCTTGTCGCCGTCTGGGTACACCGCATCGCCGTTGCCTAAGTCGATGCTAACCAGTTGCCGCCACAGCCGCTCGTCCGTCGGCGGTCTCATGTTGGCCTTTGGATTCTGAAGCCAGAAATACCGTCGCCGATCCTTCGCTTCGATCCCGTACCGCTCCGCCTCGGGCTGTCCCATCGGCGAGGCAATACGCACGCTACGGCACGCCCCAAGCAATGCCGACGCCCCGCGCACGTCCTCGCTGGACGCCTCGTTGCCGTTGCCCTTACGGAAGTGATGCACGATCTCGACCGCCAGGTTCGCCTGCTCGGCTATCGCGCGCCATTCCCACATCACCTTCTCCATCGCCGGGTTGTTGTTCTCATTGACCGCGTGCGTCGAAATGAACGGGTCGAGGATCATCGCATCAATCCGCTCATCAAGCGCACAGCGGACGATCTGCTCACGCACGGCAGGCAGTTGCATTACCGTGCCATCCGCTTCCTCGGCCACAATGATGCGGGTATCGCGGCCAGAGGTGAGGTACAGATTCTGCGCGACCTCCTGCGGGTCTAGGCTGTAGTGCTTACAGATCGCCACGAGCCTACGCTGCAATTCGTCTAGCGGGTCTTCCCCGTTGTGAATCCAGACCTTGAGTGCCCCGGTCGGCAGTTGCCACTTACCGCGCAGCAAGTCCCGCCCGAGCGCCATGCTGACCGCCTCGACCATCGTCATCGACGACTTGCCGCCACCGCCCGCGCCTGCCGTCATCGACACCATGCGGCGCATATAGTGAAAGCCATACAGCCACTGCCGAGGTGGTATGCAATCGGCCTCTATCGGTTGCCAGCGCCGCGCGACAATGCTTTCGGCTGCTGCATGCTGCGCCTCTTTGGCCGGTTCCGTGGCCGGTTCCGATGTCCGCTCAAGCCCCTGCGCCTCCGGGAATGCCGACCAGTCGGCGGCATCGTCGAACCTTCCCGGCGGCGGCTGCGGCACGCCCTGTAGGCGCACCTCCGGCATCGTCCCGCCAAACTTCCGCACGGCGCTCTGTGCCATCGGCTCGATGCGGCTGCGAAGGTCGATCCCGTCGCCGTTGAGGCTGCTCCCGCTGCTGTCCAGCAATTCGTTAAGCGCAGCCACGATGTCATCGTAAGCCATGCCGCGCGCTGCCCATCGGCTCGACAACTTGAGCATGGATTCGTAGCGGCCCTCGCCACGCGCGAATGCCTCAAGCAACTGCTGATTGCTGCGGGTATCTCGTCCAGTCTTGGCGTCCGTGCCTTTGCTTTGGTGGTACAGCGGCTCAAGGTCTACCGCCTGGTCGATGCACCGGCCGTGCGACTCGAACCACTTATACCGCGCGCCACGCACTGCGCCGAAGTAAAACGACTGCGACAGGGTAAACGACTCGCGGCTAGCGATCCCACCGAGCGCACGGTTAGCGCGGGCTACGAACACGGCGCGCTGTGCGGGCGCAGCCGGTTCGGATAGCGGCATCAACGCACGCCATCTCGGCGCGCCTTCGGTGTAACTGGCCGAGGTATAAATCATCGAGACAAGCCCAGCGGCTTGCAATCGCTTGTGTCCTTCCTCCGGCGTGATCTCCTCACCGTCGTAATCGACCTCAATCCCGTACACCCGCCGCACGTTCTCGCCATAGCGCAAGTATCCAGAGGGCGAGGGCTGATCGCCGTATTCGCACAGCGACAGCAGCGGACACGCCGCCTTCGTCATATGCACCGGAGGGTTAGCCAACTTGCGGACAAGTTCCACCCAGGGTGAGTCGGCGAATTCCGTCTTTTCGCGCGGCCAGACGTCCTGGAAAACCGTGTAGGTAATCAGCGGGCCGTTGTTGTCAATTCTGGTGATGTTTTGACTTGTCATGGGTAGATATCCGGCCTCAAGGCATTTCTCCGTACTCCTGTAGCGGCCTCAATGTCAAGTACCCGCATGACCGGCACGCGGCCAGCCTCGACCCACTGGTGGACAGCCTGCGGTTTTATCTTGAGTTTTCGCGCGAGCGCGGCCTGCCCGCCAGCCTTTGCTATGGCAGCAAGGAGAGCGGACTTAGGACTTTGGTGTAGTTGTTTACGCATACGCGGCCGAGCATACCGCAGGGTGGACAGAAGTATCAAGTATTGCTTTTCTATCAAGTAGTGCTTGACACCCTGAAACCGGCATGGTCTACTACACACATGGACGGCGCAGTGCCGGACAGAAGCGATAGAAGGAGATGACAATGACCTACGAAATCAAATATCTGTTCAGAATGCGCGCTCCAGGCCAAGGTGCTCTGTGGGGCTTCTACGCGGTGATCAAGAATGCCGACGGTTCTGGTTATGTTCTGAAGGATCGAACAAACAAGCCGCGCCGTTTTGTTAAGAAACTTGCAGCCGTGCGCGCTGCTGAAGAAATGATTGCAAAGTCCAGCGCGAAGGTGGCGGCATGATCCGGCCCTCCATGTATGAAACTGCGGAGCGATGCACTTGTTGTGATCGCGTACTCAACAAGAAAACGCTGGTTTATTTAGAGTTGAACTGGCGCACTAGAAAGTACAGTAAAGACAGTGTGCCGTCGGAAGAAAGCCAGGGCTATTTCCCGTTCGGTCAAGGGTGTGCAAAAACCGTTTTGAAAAGAGGCGGCGAGGTGGCGGCATGAGCCGCCCCTCCCTCTGGCCGCAAGCCATCATCTTTTTTTTGTTGTGCCTCGCCGCCTGCGCTGTGGAGCCATGCGACGGGCACTCGTGTGATGAAGAAGTAACCATTGTTAAGGAGTAAGAAGTAATGAGCATTTTTGTTAGCGCAACATCTGGCGGCAACTATCCCGAGCGCAAGCCACTTCAGCCAGGCCCTTACGCGGCCGTCTGCGATATGGTCGTGGATTTGGGCGTGCAGCCCTCACCTGGTGGTCAGTTCGCCCCAAAGCGCACGTTGCTTTTGCGATTCCAGATTCCGAGCGAGCGCGTCGAAATCACGAAAGACGGCGATACCAAGAGCCTGCCCGCAGTTATCAGCCGCACCGTGGGCCTGTCATTAAACGAGAAGGCCACACTCCGCCAGTTGCTGCAATCGTGGCGTGGCCGCGCGTTTACCGCTGAAGAACTCAAGAAGTTTGACCTTACAGCCGTGCTTGGCAAGCCTGCATTTATTAACGTGACCCACAGCACGAAAGGCGATAAAACATACGCCAACCTCACGTCGATCATGCCGCTTCCAAAAGGCATGGCCGCACCGACTCTTGAGGGCGAGGCGCTGTGGTTCTCGACCGACACGCCTAATCCAGACACCTTCGACCGCCTCCCCTCATGGGTTCAAGACAAGATCGCCGCGCGCATCATCGACAAGCCGAAAGCCGCAGCACCCGCTCCGGCCGCTCCGGCTGCGTTCGTGGATGATGAGGTGGCGTTCTAATGGCAACAGCACGTTATGGCTATAAATTGGCAGACGGCACGAAGGTGCCGTCCGTCACCACCATTCTCAAGATTAAAGATCCAGGCGCGTTGATTAACTGGGCTTATAAAACGGGTCGCGCTCATGGCAATTTGGAAGGCAAGGGCCAATTCGCTCCGGCCAATTTGTACGACGGCAACGATGCCTTGCAGATCGGGACGTGCGTCCACGAAATGTGCGAGGTGTACGTAAAAGGCGGCGATCCGACCGCGCACCTTGATGCTGTGATGGAGAAAGCCGAGACGCTGGACAAGGCAGCATTCCGCGCACAGGTCGTCAGTGCTTACAGCGCGTTCGAGTTTTGGTGTAAGGGCACGCAATTGGAAATACTCGAGTGCGAGGTGCCGGTGCTGTCCGAGAAGCACCGCTACGGCGGCACGCTCGACTTCACCGGGCGGCTGAATGGGCGGCTTGTGCTCGGCGACTTCAAGACCAGCGGCGGAGTCTATCCCGAGTATCTGATCCAGTTGGTCGCCTACGCAAAAGCCTACGAAGAATGCAAAGGCTTAAAGATCGACGGCGGGTATCACCTTCTGCGCTTCAGCAAGGAAAACGGCGACTTCGGCCACCACTTCTACCCAAGCCTAGATGACGATGCGTGGCCTGCGTTCCTGCATTTGCGGGCGCTGCATGATCTCAATGAGAAGTTGAAGAAACGGGCGGCTTGATTTTTTTACTGTCACGGCATGGCACTGCGAGTGGGCGCACGTGCCAAGCCCAAAATGGAGAGCCAAACTGGCGGAGAATACTAATGAGCGATTATAGAGTTAAAATCTCCGTTTCAAATGCGCGTATACGCAAAGCGATTGAGGCAGCAGGGTATACCTCCGTGCTTCAGATGTGCAGGGTGAAAAACCTATCAATTAGCGCCACGTTTAATCTCGTGAACATGAAAACCTCACCGCGCAACAAGAATGGAGAATGGAGATTGTGCGTGTTGAAGTTGGCTGATGCGTTGTATTCACTACCCGATGATCTTTTTAGTGAGCAGCAAAAATTACTTGTCCTCAAGACATCTACAGGCACTAGGGATGTTACTGAATCAGAACTTGTCCGTATCAGCGAACAGTATATCTGGGACAATCGTCTTGAAGATATGCAAGACAACGAAGGGGTTCGTCAGATTGCCCATGAACAGGCCGAAAATCTGATTGAACAGGCGATGGATGCGGCACTTACCTTAAGAGAAAAACAAGTTTTGAATATGAGATTTGGAATGCATGGGCCAACAAAAACATTTAATGAAGTAGGCGAAGAACTCTACTTAACTCAACAGCGCATTCGTCAAATTCAAGACAAGGCGTTACGCAAACTCCGCGCTTACGCTAAAAGAGAAAAGAGTAAAGTTGGTAAAATATTGAATGAACTCAGAGATGACATAAGCGAATGACTCAAGAGAAAAAACAACAAACTTTGCATAGATTTTTTTAGGAGACAATAATGGGTGAGCCAATGTACACCGACGACGACGAAATGTTCCAAGACCTAACCCATGACCCGGTAGATTCGCCACGGCACTACCAACTGCGAATCGGCGGCGTGGACGCGGAAATGATCGACGTGATCCGCGCCATTCTCGGCGCTCGTGGCACGTTGACTTACTGCCACGGCTCGGCGCTGAAGTATCTCGGGCGCGCTGGAAAGAAAGACGGCGCACCGACGGCACAAGACCTCCGAAAAGCAGCATGGTTTTGTACATTTGCGGCGCAAATCGCAGAAGATTTAGAGGGTGAGGACAAATGATTAAGCAATCCTCGGCTGAAACTCTGCAAGCCATTGCCGATCTGCTCGGTACGCGGCCGACCGCCGCAATGGTCGCAGCCGCGCTTGAAGCGGCATACTCGCTTGGTCGGTGCGACCAGGTGCTTGAGTCAACAAAGGTGGCACAGCATGAACTGGCTTCTTGACATGATCCGCCGCGTGCGCCACTCACGCCTTGAGGATTGGCGGCACGTACCGCCGCCCAATTGGGCTTGCTCACGAAAGCGCGCGGGAGGGCTTTACTGGTGAAAGTAGAAATCTGTCCAGAGAGTGCAGCCGAAATCACTAGGGCCGAGTTACGGTTAACGCTGCAACTGTTCAAGAAGGATTTACGCCAGCGGAAAGCGGGCAAGGGATCGCCTGTGTTCACGCACGATAAGGCGGAAGACATCGAGCAGATTAAGCGGCACGTGGAAGCAACGGAGATGCTATTGCGATATTACGGAGGGTGAGCCATGAAGGACGAATGGGATTTGGAAGTCGAGCGTATGCCGTGGCGCTTCAATCCGCCGAAGCCGGATTTGCGCGCGGCGCTCTTGCAGTTGCGCTCATTAGGGTTTAACGCCGAGGCCGATTTGATCGCGGGCGAAGTGCTCAGCGTGCAGAAGGTGAGGGCCAAGGAGGCCGAGGCGTACATTCTGCTATCGGCTGCGTGGCCTGCGCTGGTACGTGCTGGCCGCACGGAATTGGCCGATCAGATTTCGCAGTTTCTCGCCGACTAGCGCCGGACGTGGTATGGGCTGGCCTTTTTGAAATGGTCGGCATTGCACTGCACGGCTTGATCTATAGGCCGCGCGATCTCTGGATGCGCGCAGTGAAACTTCGAGTTGCGATACACGAAGAAGGCGCAATTCTGGCAGAGTTCCGGTTCAGCCCACGACAACTCTGTTATCAGTTCACGATCCAGCACGCGCATGGCTACACCGGAGCGCCTCGAAACCACGCCTTGCCAGCGTCCACAGCGACGATCTCCGGCTCTAGCAGCCGCCCCTCGCGATACGTCAGCACCACGAAGCCCGACGCCCAGTTCAGCGGCCCGGCCTCCACATAGGTGAACTGCGGGCCTTTCGGCTCGGCCATCGTGCCGCAGTCCACGCCGAAGCGTCTGCCGCGATAGTCAGCCCACGGTGTGTACTGCAACTTGTGCAGATGGCCGTGGACGTAGTGCGTGCCAGCGCGCAAGGCAGAGTTATAGGCTGAGTGTATTCCACCGGATACGGGCCGATGCCTAATGACCGTCCACGCATACTGCTCTGCGTTCAGATGCACAGCCCAGCCCGCGCGCCATCGTGGCAGATAGTCGATCAGTGTGGAGCCTGGCACCTCTTCCAGTTCGGGCACGTTGCTGGATAGGTAGTTTTCAAACCGCGCGTCGTGGTTGCCGATTGTGCGTAGCAACTGCGCCCTGCCCGCCGCGCGCTCGATCTCCGCGCACCGATCCTGCACCGCGTGCAGTTCGTCCTTTAGTTCGGGTTGCTTTTCCCACATGATCCGCGCGTGACGACTGATCCGCGCGCCGTCCAGAATGTCCCCATTCAGAATCACGATGTCTGGCTTTAGCGCCTTTGCCAGTTTGCAGAATGCCTCGTGCGCTGGCGTAACCACGCCCGGCCAATAGTGGCAATCGCTCGCCACCATCACCACGCCGTCGTGCAGTTCGAGGTGCATTTCGGATTCGTAGCGCCGCGCGCGCTGCTCTGCGAGTCGGTTAGCGGCCTGCCCTGCTTCGGCCTTGATGCCGGTCGTGCAAGTCGGCGCAACCTTACTCGGCAACGCTATGCCGTGTTTTGCCTCAAGCGAGCGCCTGCGTTGGTGGACACTTCGCACCGGCAGAGACAGTGCGTCGGCTACTTTTTTAGGTGATCCGTAACGCTTCCATGCGTCGATGAATTCCTCGTCGGTGAAACGCTTGGGCATTTAATCCTCAAAGGTTGTGAGAGACTGCTGGAGCAGATGCCCCAGTTGATCGACGAACTGTTCGTCTCGGGACAGCGGGTGCGCCATCATGTCGAGCATGGCGTGTGTCCACTCGTGGCAGAAGGTTTGCTGTAGTGATGTGACCGGCTGACCGCCGAGTATCTCGATGCGTAGTCGATCCGGTATCCAGATGCCTACGCAATCCTTGTGCTTCCACCGGCTGCGCGGGACTACTCGGACAGTGATGTTATGCCCAAGAAGTTTGAAACTCTTAGGTATGCCGGTTTTCATTTTTCGTCCTTATTGGCTCAAGAACATTGACCGCTCATCGTTCCGTCGCTTGACTAGCCCAGGCAATACCCTGCCCGCTGCTTTTGTCCACATGAAAAACGCATCGGCCGCGCCTTCGATGTCGCCTCGGTTGTAGCGCATCCGTATGCTGCTGCGCTGGAGGTTGCCGAGGCCGACGTTAAAGGCAAAACTTACCAGAGCGTCGAATTGGCCTTGATGACCAAGAGCAGCAGGGCAAAGTCGGGCCACGCCGCGCTCAAACCGCGCAAGGTCTTGAGCAAGGATAGCGTCCACCTCGTCCATCGTGAGTGTGCGATCCCACCCTGCTGGTATCGGTAGACTGCGCCGCTCTTCATACTTCACCGCTGCGTGTGATGGGTCGATAACGTGGCCGACGCCAACTGTCCAGAGCAGCGCCGGGCACCGATACGGCCGCGTGCGGACGCCCTCATGGTGCTTCACCATCTTGATGGCTTCGGCCGACGTTTTCATTTTTTGTTAAATGCTTGCGTCCCAAACCAGAAGGCAATTATGCTAGAGAGAATCATCATCTCATCGTCGCTGAATACGTTTTCCATCGCAATGGCAAACGGTATGCCGGTCGTGTAGGCGTACCACACGCCAGCCACGTTGAGCGCGACAAGTTCCAGCACAAAAATATAGGTCACGACCGGGCGCACGCTTGCGCGAAGGTTGATCATCCATTGGCTTGCGCCCTTGCCGATCTCGATATCGTGCTGGTACAAGGCTTGCCGCTCTTCGCCAGCGGTCTCGGTCTGTACTTGCTCCAGTTTGATTTCCTCGACCCGCGCTTGTGCAATCAGCCCGCGTTCAGCCAACGCCAGTTCGCGTTCCTTTTGCGCTGCAACGAGAGCAAGTTCGTGCTTCTTGTCTTGCTTGTCCTGCATCATCCCGAGGATTTTGGGCAGACCGCCCGCGAGGAATGACAGAAAGGTGCTGATCATCGTCATCATTTTTGACGCTCCTCCATCAACTTCACGCGCACTTGCAGATCGTGGATATCTTCCATGATGTCGTCTTTTAATTCCTGCCGCCGCCCTGCACTGATTGGGCTGTCTGTCGGCACGCCCTCGGACGTAATAAGCGCGGGCATCTTCGACTCAATCGAAAGCAGACGATTGTTGAAAGATGCAATCTCGGTGAGCAGCCAACCGACAGCGGCAAGCAGCACCGGGAAGAGCATATCGACCACTTTTTGCATATTCACTTGTCGGCCTTTTTGTTTATCAAATCCCAGGCCGACTTCATCTTGTCCTCAAGAACCGCCACCCTTAGGTCAAGTTTTGACAAGACAATAATCAGCGTGATGAGTGCAAGAATGACGGGCCACGCTCTAGTAAACATTTCGAATATGTCCATAGTGCCCCCTACTTTTTACTGTTTGCGATCTTCTCTCTGATAGTCAGAGCATGAGAAATGATTGCAAACAATCCGACGATAATGGCCGTGACGCCAGCAATAAACGTGACGATTTCATTCGCACTTGAAAACCAACTGGTTCCCGCTGCTGCAATCGATACCCCTGCGGCAATATCCGCGCCTCTGTTCGTGTTCATCATGGCGGCACTCCCCCTCCACCCAGTCTCGTAATCGTTACCGGCACGTCCGCCGTTGCGGTCAGCGGAGTACCACCTGTCGAATCTGTCACGGTGCAGCGGTAGATGCCCGAAACAAACTCATCCTCGTTAAGCGTGGCGCTAAATGTCGTCGTCGCTGCGCTCACGCTTGTGATCGTGAAACTGTCGCCAGATACAAACGTCCAGGCGTAGGTATAGGGAGTCGTGCCACCGGAGGGCGTCACCGTCGTGGATGCCGTCGTCAGTGTTGCGGCTGTTCCAGTCTTGCTCAACGTGCTGGGCGACGCGCTGGCTGTCATTGCCACGCGGGTGATCTCTACCGAGACAATTGCGGTTTTCGTGGCTGCTGCCGAATCGGTCACGGTGCAAGTAAAGACCGCGCTATAGGTTGAGCCGCTCGCAAGACTTGAGCCTGTGAACGTGGTGGTTGCAGACGTTGAGGATGTCGCCGTGATTGACGTGGATCCGCTAGTGCGAACCCACGAGTAGGTATAGGGCGCAGTGCCACCCGCAGCCGTGACAGTTACAGAGGCCGTCACAATGGTTGCTCCGGTGTCTGTCTTGCTGACAGACGACGGGGCCACGGTAGCGGTCAGCGAGCCGGGAATAGAGTCGGCCGCAGCGGCCACGCCATTGGTGGCTGGCTCAGTGCTCGAGGTGTTGCCTGCATCCGTCCGCACGCGCACCCAGTAGTACCGGGTCGTCGTGTCGTTCTTCGGAATGAATACCGACGTTGCCACGCCCGACCAGATGCGGACGGCCGATGAGAATGGCGTTACCGAGGTGTGCTCGTAGACTTCATATACCGAGCCGGTCGGGAGCACTGGCGGTGCCGTCCACGAAAGGTTAAAGCCGCTCGCCAAGTTCTTGGCCGTAAGCCCTGTCGGCGCTGCTGGGACATAGGTTGATGGCACCGGAGTGCTCACCGATGTCGGGGTTTCGTAATCGCCCACGAGCGGATCGCTCCAATCGCTTGAGTCTTCCTCGCGCACGACCAACTCAACAAACCCAGCCGGGTTGAACTGCCACGATTCGCAGCGGACGTACTTGTTAGTCCAGCCTAACTCTGCAATCGTGATCTGGCCGACATCGAACGGACGGATCTTGTAGGCCGACATTCCCGCGCGGATCGTCGCCACCGTGCCATTGCGGCTGCGGCGCGACAGCAGGATCGCATGGCGCTGCGCTTCGTACTCGTTGGTACAGGCTGCGAAATCAACATCCAGCCATGTCTGCTCGCCGTCTGCGCTTACGTAGGACGTGTTAATAACGGGCTGAAATTCCATCTCTTGCCAGTTCTTGCTGGCGTTGATGAACTTTCCGCGCACCGAGTTATATCGCTCGTTATACGCAAACGCCGTCGTCACGCTCAGACCGTTGTCCACCAAGTCCGACTCATCGAGCGTGAACGATGGCGACTGCCATGCGCCAGCAAACATCCGCCACAGCCCGCCCGAGTAGTAACACACGCCCGACATTGCGTCGGCGAGTTTGCTGATGTTGTCCTCGAAACGATCCGTAGCACTCAAGATGACGTTGCACGTATACCGTTTCTGTGTGGCAGGGCCGGGAATGTTCACGAGTTCGTCGCAGATGTCCGCAGCGTCAGCGACCAGCACCCAGTCGATGCGGTCGGTGTCCTCGCCAAGCCCGAGCCGCGTGGAAATCAGATAGTCGGCAAGGCAGAGGGCAGGGTTAGACGAGTAAGTAAACGTGGACGGATCATCGAGCCGCTGCGAGCCAACGCCGCCCGGCTGCGTGGAGTCCAGACGCGGGTCATAGACTCGCTTACCTTCGACCAGCGCGGTTACTTCCGGCTTGCCGGTCTTGTACACCGTCTCGTCGAATTGGTACGTCAGCGCGATATATCCAACCTCACGACCACGATGGCCCGAAGTCCATTCCGTGAATGCCGTGTTCAGTTTATAGTCTGCGGTCTGATCGTTCGTGCCACGATACGCGCGCACCCATGCTTTGCCGTTCCACGCGCCGCTTGTGATCTTTCCGTCGTCATCCGATCCGGTAATCGCCGTGATGGTGCCAATGGCTGTGCGGTTGAAATAAATTTGGCCGATGCTGTTGAGTTCGTGACCGGATAGCGCCAAGACTTGATGCAAAAATTCGTTATTCGTGCCGGATACCAGAGGCGGAATGACGTTCATCCCAGAGACCAGCATCTCACCATAAATGATTCGGCGGGATTCTACAGTTCCTGCATACTCAACATCTTGACGCGCAGTAGGAGTGCGTAATTTAGGCGTCAGTGCCTTGCTGATTGCGGTAGTTGCTGCAAGCGTAAGGATTGTTTTTGTTACCGCGTACAAGACAGGGTAATTTGTTGCGACATACGCAACCGCTAATACTGCTTGAGGCATTACCAGACCCCCATCACTGAAGCCTTCGGCAATGTCACCGGGCCATCCGGCCCAAGTGCCGCAACCGCGCGCCCTGTGCAGATGCCGAGCATCTCGCGTCCTGCGTTCTCTACCAGCACGACATCGCCGCGCATTGGCCGAGTGCGCCGCATCTCTCCGAGATACTCGCAGACCGCTGAGCCGATGCCGCCTTGCGTTTCGATGTACGCCAACGCGCTGGCTTCGTCGTGATAGCGCGCGGCCAGTGCTTCGGCGTGGTGCGTGTCGTGCATCGCATCGTAAACACACGCGGCAAACAGACAGCAGTCATCCACGCCCCACGCAAACGCGCGGCCCTCGTGCGCTTCGATGGTTTCCCACATTTTATCGAGCCAGTCTGCGCGCTTCATTTTTTCGCCGGTTGCCCGCCAGTGCCGCGCCCGCTGCCGTCAGTGCCAGGCAAGCCGCCGCCATAGGCCGCGTCACGATTGCCCCACTGCGACACAAAGCCCGGGATTGCATAGGTGAGGTCGAAGAACTGATCGCCGGGAAAGATCACCTGTTGATCTTCGTCGGTGTAGCGCCCGATGCGCGGCTCGCGTCGCAGTCGGTATTCGCACGTCAATTTGATCTCTGCCACGTTCTTGGCAATGTTGAGCGACATTTGATTCATGCGCCCTTCCCAGACAACCTCCGGCGTATCTACAAATGTCCGGTCTGTCTCATTAAGAAAGCCCAAGTAAATGACGACGGGCCGATTCTGGTAGTTCTCGGTCATCGTGGTTGACACAAGCGAGGCATCAACGCCGGAAAGCGTTAAGGTTAGCGCCCGTGCGATAACCTCAATGCTTTCGTCTACTATGTCGATGCCGCCAAACTGACCGATTCCGTAGAATGTTTCTGCCGCAGCCTCAAGGGAAATGTTCTCGGGCACTTCCGTTTGCAGATTGTCGCCGTCCTCCATGCGGAGCAGCCCGGCAAAGGTGATCTCCCCGACGCCGTCGTGGACGCGGACAATGCCGGAGCCGAAGTCCAGTTCGGCAAGTACCACCATGCAGACCGATGCTTTTTCGGCCTCTGCGGCATTGTCGCCGCTGACTATTCTGCTCACGCAATGTCCTCGACCAGTGACATCTCGACGTCACTGATGATGCCGGGGCGGGTCGCCCACGAGACCCGCTCATCTGCAAGCATAAACCGCCCCATCGGGTTGCGGAAAATCACCGGAGTATTGTCAGCCGGTGAGGTTCGCAGCGTCGGCTCGAACATGAGGTAGCCCTGTCCCGAGCCGTTCGAGTTAAGGTCAGCCGTCAGCCGCTTCAGTTCGCCGCCGATCTCTACCCAATCGCCCGCCAATGCCAAGCCGTTAGTAAATGCGGGCAGGCCGTCGATGTTCAGCCCTCCGCCCACTTGGCTAGCCCCATTGACTAACCCGCAGCGAGCGACCGATGCGTAGGGCA